ATCTTTTACCTCCGTTTCTTCTTCGGTCGTCATGTCCTGCGCCTTCGGCAGTGCCGCCTTTGCGGTGGCCTCGTCCTCGTTCATCCACTTCATGCGGAACTCCCAATCGTTTATAATGCCCGCACTGAGAAGCTGCATATCGCGGGAAAAGTCGGTTTGCTTGTCTTCAATGATGCTGTCATCAAAGTCGATGGAGATTTCCACACCCTCATTCAGCCCAGCGTTCATGGCCGTGTTGCCCAGCCGAAGCAGAATGCGGCACAGCTCCTTCAATGCCTGCTCCAAGATGATCTCGTGTTTTTTGATGGTGCGGAACATGGTGGAGTTCTCGCTGATGACCTGTGTGGCAGTCGCTACGCTGCCGCCGTCGAAACGGTAATAGGTCTCGCCGAAGCCGCATTTGCTGGACAGGATATTGAGCTGGTCTTGGATGCCCGTGTTATGCTCCGCTGTCCGCAGGGTCATGTCGATGGGTGTAATAACAGCGCCGTCGCTCACATCATCCGGAAGCACATAAAACGCCACATCAGATGGGTCGAATACCGGCTCACCGTCCAGATACTTTGCTGCAGACGGCTTGACCATGATTCGCTTTTTGCCCAGCCGGAACTCATTTACATAGCTGTCGTACGCAATGTCCACGCCTTGTAGCACGTCAATAGCGTTTGCATACACTGCAATGCCGGTCGGAAGCAGATAGTTGAAATTGTTGGCAATGTTGAGCCGGTCAATAACAAACTGCCGCTTGTCGCTGCCGGTATATACCACAGGCGGGATATTCTCAAAGCCTTTGACATTGGCAAGCTGCTCATCAGACAGCATTTCGTTATCATAACGGTAAATGCGATTGTCGATGATGTAGCTTCCGCCCTCGCCCTTGTGGTGGATTTGGAGATACAGGTAAGCGTGGCCGTTGTGCGTCACAACGGAGGAAAACGCGCACTCGCTGATAAAGCCATTTTGCCATGCCAGCGGGTAAATGTTCTCAATAGTCACATAGTCCAGAATGATGCCTGATGCATTGCCGGGGACGATCTCGCCGCCCTCGTTGATCTCCTGCCCGACGACGCGCGGGATATAGGCCACCGTGCCAAGCGCGGACTTCATTTCTTGCATCTCGTTCGCCTTGACCGTGAAATTGTTCTCGGTCAGAACACGGTCGATGAACTCCTGTTCCTTCTGCTCTTCAAGGGTGATCTTGACTTTCTCGTTCATCAGCAAGTTCGCCCAATCCTCGCACAGTTTTTTCCCCATGCCGAGAGAATACCGCTTGCAGTTGACCATGCTCTCGCCGTTTCGGACACGGTAGCTGTGGAAACCTTTCACGTTGCCCTGGTACCAGCTTTTCCACTCCACCACTTTGCTGTAAAACGCTTCGGTGATGGTGGAATAACCTAACTCATTCAGTTTTCTGATAACTGCGTCATTGCTCATGCGATAACTCCCATCCGACGGGAAATGCGCTCAACGGCGTACCGGGTGGCATCTATCAAGTGGTTATTCTCATCCGGGTAGCCGCTGATAATATCTCCGTCTTTGTTTCGGTCGTATTCGTAATTTACAAACTCATTGTATGCGTTTGGTGTGCGTTTCCGGTCTATGACGATCTTGCGCCGCTGCAACCACTTCATACCATAGTCAACAGAGCCGGGGCCTTTGACCGCCGCCTTTGCCGGAAGGCTCATAGCGCGGTAGTCTGCTACGCTTTTAGGTTCCGCGCTGTCGCAGGTAATATATGCGTCTTTATATCCACGCTGAATGATGATGTTCCCGCTTGCCTCGTTTGTGAGCTTGTTTTGGTATATCTCATCCATCAAATAGATAGTCTCCCGCGCTCTGTCGTAATGCAGCCGGATAAAAGCAAAGGGGTCAGGGAACCAGCCGTAGTCCACGCCTTGGTAGATGTGGTCGAAGTGCGACATTTCCTCGTCAGTGATTTCCCGCAGCTCCAGGTTGTCAAACACGTTGCCGCCCGTACCCACAGGAATACCTAAATACTCATGCTGGTACGCTCTCTCGTCCGTGGCCTTGAGATGTTCCGCCTCCGCTAAAAACTGCTCACCCAGCCACTCTGGCGGGGCTTGCAAGTACGTTGACTTGTGGCACAGCCTGTCTGTGCGTTCTTCCAGGCTGTCCTTGTTCGCCCAGTTATCGCGGCTTATCGGCGGGTTGTAGCTTTCAAAATTCCAATACTTTGAGCCGCCGCGCATTGTGGACTGTAAAATCGTTCGTATCTCGGCACGACCGGCAAACTGGTCTTTTTCTTCAAAGTGTGTCACGGCAATGTAGCCAAACGGCACCTTGATAGACTTGATCTTCATGGGATCGTCAGCGCCACGGAACATGATCTTTTGGCCTGTCGGCTTGTAGATCAGCTCCATCGGGGAAACCTTGGCTTCCCAGTACGCCGCCATGCCCAGCTCACCGATTGCCCAGATATATTGCGCGTACACGCTGTCACGAATGGTATTTGCCACCTTACGCAGCACAAGCGCGTGTGTACCCGGATTGTTTATCAGCAGCAGGGGGACGAGTACAGACACCGTGGAGGACTTAAGTGAACCACGCCCACCGCTGAAATCGTAGTGCGTGTGACCGTGGTGGAACACGTCATGCGCCACGTCGTAGAACGCAGATCCGATTTTTTCAGACAGGCGGATGTCAGACATCAATTATCACCTTGACACCCTCTGTGTTGATGTTCTGCTCCACAATATCCTTCTGGTCGAGGTACTGCTTGCCAAGCCAAATAGCCATATTCGCGTTCTTTTCAGCCAATCGCCACTGACTTCTCCGCAGCGAAATTTTCCCCGCTCCTCGCTTTTGTTTAAATACCTCGGAAAAACTGGCATGATAGGTGCGTTTACACCAACTATCCAGTGTTTTATCGGTCACGTCAAACCAGCCGCAGATTTCCTCAAGCGTGCATTGCAGGCCGCAGAGGTTCTCGAACTGCTTCTGGTCTATTTCCTTTCTTGGCCTTGCCATACGCACCCTCCTTTCTCCGCTGGCGTTTAATAAACTTCTCCATGTCCCGCTTTAGGTGCTGGCTGCTTGTTTTTCCGATGATTGCCCGTGCCTCTTCAATCGTCATTCAGAAGCACCGCCTTTTCTCCGGTAAACTTTTCCCATCGATCAATAATGACATCCGCATACTTCGGATCGTACTCCATGCAGAAAGCGTGTCTGCCATTCTGCTCCGCTGCCATGATCGTTGTGCCCGAGCCAGCAAACAGGTCAAGAACATTTTCTCCCGGCTTGCTGGAGCACTGCATCTGGTAATCAAACAGCTTAATCGGCTTCATGGTCGGATGCTCCGCAGACTTGACAGGCTTATCGAAATTCAACACGGTTGTCTGTCTGCGGTTCTTGAAGAAATAGTGCTTCTTCCCTTCCGTCCATCCGTACAGGCAAGGTTCGTGTGCTTCCTCTTCAATCTCGCTCTCACCATACAGGCAAGGCTCATGTTTCCACTGGAAATCCTGTCTCCCCATCACAAGGGAGTTCTTCACCCAGATCAGGCACTGCCGTACACGCAGCATTGCGTCTTTACACGCACCGCGGAAGTTATACCCCTCGCTGTCTGCATGCCAGATGTAGAACGGAGCACCGGGCTTCATGACCATCGCCGCATTGGAGAATGCATCCGTCAGAAAACGCCTGAAGGCCGTATCCTCCATATTGTCGTTCTTAATCTTCCCGGCGGTGCCCTGATAGTCCACATTGTACGGAGGGTCTGTGAGCAGCAAATCCATTTGTGCCCCCCCCCACGAGCTTCTGTACATCTGTCAAAGACGTGCTGTCTCCGCACATAAGGCGATGGTCTCCAAGCTGGTACACATCGCCCAGTTTGCTCTTCGGCTCTGCCGGTAAAACAGGATCGTAGTTGTCCTCTACCACTGACGTGTCGAGTTCATCACGCAGCCCCCAATCAAAGTCAAAAGCAGACAAGTCAAGCCCCGGCAGCTCATCAGCCAGCAGGTCAAAGTCCCAGTCGCTCTCGTTGCTCTTGTTATCTACCAGCCGCAGGGCGTTCACTTGCTCCGGTGCCAGATCGTCCACGCAGACGCAAGGCACTTCTTCCATGCCCAGCTTTTTCGCCGCCAGAGCGCGGCAATGCCCGATTACGATCACGCCGTCACGATCAATCACAATCGGCTGCACAAAGCCGTATTGCTTGATGCTCTCCGCAACGTTGTTGATTTGCCGTTTATCATGCTTTTTTGCGTTGCCGGCATACGGCACAATATCCGCAAGCCGCCGTTTTGTGATTTCCATTCCTTCCTCCCGTTTTGCTACCAGCCCCCACCCCTTGGCTACAGTAACAGTCTTTACCCTCCCATGCGGCCTTCTGGAAGCTCTCAAACATGGGTTACACAGTTTGCCCGCAGGGGGCAATGTCTTTTTCACCGCTCACTTCTGAGCGGTATAGCCGCACTTCCGGGCAGGCGCTATGCCATTTGCCCACGGCAGCGGCTCTCCGCTTTTGGAGCGGCGGCGCGGTTTTGAGCCACGCAAGATTCGGGATGTTGTCTATAGCCATCCCCTATCTATCCCATCTGGGCGCCGCATATTGGTCGTCTTCCCGCTTAGATTGTCACATCACCGATTGCTGCTTTACATGCACAGCACCATTACGCTGAGGCGGTTCCCTCCCACGGTGCAGTTTTCAGCGAGCATTGTCATTTCCATGTGAGCCACGACGAACGGTCTCACATTGTCCGAACGCTACCCGGCCTTTGGTGCAGACGGCGGGCTTCGAACCCGCATATTGCGACAACCACTCGGCTATCCTGCTCTACCGACTGAGCTACGCCTGCATATAACAACAGCCCATAGGTTTCCCTACAGGCTGTTTGTGCCGGTATGACCATTCGGTGCCAGAAGGTGCGCCCAATACCGGCGGCGCATAGAAGGGAGGAAAGTGATGATTGGGAAAACGCGTGGATGCCACTGTCCTATCATCCACTGTACCTATTGTAGCACATCATTAGGCGGAATCTGTATCACCTTTCACGAGTAACCCTGCATATTTCGCTACATCATGCAGGAATCTTTCCTTCCGGCGGCTGAATGTTGCCTCGCTAATCCCGGGAATCACGATCCGATTACGGGCATACTTGTGCTTACCTTGGCAGTTGTGCATGATGCCATATATCAGCTGCCGCCGGATTGCATCGCTATCGAGATCTCTGCCGCAGCGGTCTATAGCGTATTCCACCGCAAGCATCTTCTTCGTCTCCGGCCATCGCTCTATGGCGGCCAGCTGCTCCGCCTTGCTCTCGGCGGGTCTACCAGCGCCCGATCCAGTTGGCATGCCCTCTGTAGCGCTATGCGTCCCGCCCAGGATATCCGCCCGGGCCTCTCGATACGCCCGCACCCGGCGCGGATACCCACGCACATAAGCAATGCACTCTAACCGCACGTCATAAGGCAGTGTCGCCTTTTTGCTCATTTGCCCTCCTTTACTCCGCGCTGTTTACCAGCTTATATTCGCCCCGCAGCACACAGGACACGTTATCCATACACTGCTTGGTGCCATCCAGGCGGCCCAGCTCGTAGGCTTTGGCCGGATTATTCGGAATCGGCCGCCCGTTAACTCTCCGAAGCATCTCTGTCACCTCTCTCTTCGTACCGGCACACACCGGCTGTATCTGCCACAGGGCAAAAATCACAGCACAGCGGGCAATCTGCGTTGACGCAAACCTCATCTTGCATCCACTTGCATTCATCAATCATCGCCGTCACCGTCCTCCAGATATTCGCACCACGGAAAACACACCACATCTGATAATAATGCGGGACATTCCAGCTCGTTAGGGCAAGTGCAAATTAACATTCCGCACCTTCTTTCCGTTCGCCGTAGGAGCAGAAGTCCTCCGGCTCTACACACACCGCATCGCCGGAATACCCGCGGGAATTTGTCTTTGGCTCCGTATGTAGGTAACACAAACCGTTTGGGTAGTTGCGATAGTGCTTGCAGTCCTTGCAGCGTACCACGGGCACAGCGTCCACGGTTTGCATTTCTTTTGCCCAGCAATACGCTTGCCTGTCGCATTTATCTCTGCAAACGCAATCTGCGCACACTTCTGCTTCGATGTCAATCAACCGCATTTTCAGCACCTCCATCCATCTTTGCACCGCAATCCTCGCAGTATTTTTTGGTAGGCTTATCCCAGCTTCCCTCGGTGCTGATGACAAAGCCGCACGCAGAGCAGCACCACTCGTCTCCGCCAAGATGCACCCACCGCCCATACACCACCGGCGCGACATCGGCGACTGGCAATCGGTGTACTGCTTCTTCTGCCTCAAAAACGCGTTCTCTCGCCTTGTGCCCGGCAGTTCTGACGTACACCTTCATTATTGCGTCAATCGCAGCTTCTCGCTCAATGTATTCAGCCATTGTCAGCCCTCCTCGCAGTAAAATTTGGAAATGTCATCCATACGCCAGCGAACCGTGTCCGAAATAGTGGAGTATAGGTACCCACCTTCCATGTGTACGGACTTCACACCGTATACTTGCCGCGGATTCGTGAAATGCCCAAATTGCTTTTTCATGTGTTCCTCAATCTCTTCCTTGAAGATAATAGTCAGCTTCATTCCATCGCCTCCACATAGCACCAGCTCTGAGGCGGGCGCTTGATTTTTCTGCCGTCACAGTCCATCTTGGTATAGTTGTAGTAAGGACAAGCGCAGCAATCGGCTTCTATCTTACATAGACCTTTAAATTCGCTCAACTCCTTCGGCCGGTCGTAGATCTCCAGATCGGAGATATGCCACGCAAAGCAATTCTTCCCACCTGCGTATGTGTGGAGCTGCGCTTCTGTAAGGCACGCCTGATTGACAAGCTCCTTTTCTATACGGTGAATTCCTCCGGTCAGCCTCTTCCAATCATCCGTGCAAACATTATACAGGGGCGTGACACAATCACATACAAACTCGCCGATAACCTGCCCTCTGCCGGCAAAAATCATATGCCCGTCTTCATCTACCCACGGAGTGTCCGTTCTGCCCTGCGTTTCGTAGATATAGCACTTAAACGGCGTTTCCAGCTTCGGGCGTGTCTTTCGCACCTCAATAGTCTTTTTGCCGCTGGCGATCTTCTCCACCCACTTGGGGCGTATGCTTATCAGTACAGCTTTCATGCGTTTTCATCCTCCAATCTCGGGCACCGGGCGCCGGTGACATCGCAGCCCATTCATCTTTGCGTTTATCTGTCAGTCGTTCCATCACTCCACCTCCTAACATCCGGCCCCAACGCCATAATCGGGATTGTTGGTCATCCGTGCAATTTCGTCTGCAGTCAGCGTTTGATTGCTTGCAATATATGTAACAAATTCTTTCCCCCTGTTCTGACACGCCAAACACTCACAACGATTACAGTTACTCGTTGTATTCTGCCGGAATGGACAGAGATGATTGTAACAGTCCATCACTCCACCTCCTGCATCCAGAACTCATGGCGACAAGCAGTGCAATCCTTACAGCGTTTAGGAGTTTCAGTATCGTTCTCATCAATACAGGAGAACTCGCAGTTAAGTTGCTTTGGACAGAGACAACTTACGCCATGCCTATCTAATGAAGCAGTCGGCCACTGCTCCAAAAACACGCTCTGACGCGTTTTGCGAGGGTGTGCGACAGACCACTCTTCGGTGTTCTTCACAATTTGCGCCGCATCAACGCCCCACACCTCACTCATGGTGCCGCACATTCTATTCCGCTCCTCAATAAACTTCACAGCATCCATATTGTCAGTCCTCCTATTTCATATGTCGTTTCCCAGCCTTTGCAAACCTCGCGCTCTGCCGCACATAGCGCTCCCGTGCGGCGGTGTTGGCTTGATCCACCCAGGGCTTTTCCTCCAGCCGCTGGGCCTCATACGCCCGGAACGCCGCGCAGTTCTTCCGGCAGGCCCCGCAGGGGAGCCTGTCCGGGCAATCTTTTACGCAGGGGCTTTTCATTCGGCCCACCTCACGATCTTTTCCCGCACCCCCCATTGGAGTGCGTCCTCGTGGCTGTCAAAATACAAGTCCAGCCGGTTGCCTTTAATAGCGCCGCCGGTGTCCTGCACGGTGTATGTATGGCCATCTATCTGTATCTCCGTGCCCATCGGCAGCACGGCAGGATCTGCGGCCACCGTCACGCCCTGCGTGGCTTTTGCGCCGGTGGCTGTATAGCCATTTGCGTACGCCCCACAGCATTTTTCACAGGGGCAGTACGCCGTGACGGTAAACACGCACGTCCGCGTCTCCTGGGTCTCCTGCGGCTCATCGCTGGGCAGAACCACCACCGGCGGTGCAACTACAGTCTCCGGCGTTTGCCCGCTGTTTTCTGTGGCAGACGCAATGCCCAAGGTCCCCAAGATTGCTACAAGCAGCGCCGCGATTAACACGCTTCTTTTCACCATTCCACCGTCACCTGCCCTTCATCCGGCAGCAATACCCGTAGGTTTGCAAGCAGGGATTCCCGGTCACCGCTCATCTCCAGCCGGGCATGCAACAGCTTTGCGCCCATCTGCGGCTTGTCTGCTTTCGGCGGTGCATCGTTGGCAGCGTGCTCCTCGCTCTGCGCATCCACCGTATGTATGTCCACCGCATCCGCATTAGCCCACTCCATGATTTTACGCTGCCACATCTCCGCGTTTCTTCCACCGCGCCGGAATGGCGCACCTACTAATTCCGCCTCGCGGCGTATCGTTGCATCACAAGCGTTCATTTCCTCCGCCAGCCATTTGGCCGTTCCACCGAAAGATTGCATGTTGCGGAAAAACTCGCGCTTCAGATCCTCCGGCATAGCCTTAAATTCATGCCACGGCATAGGCCGCGTGATATTATAGCTTTTCACTTCTCCATTTTTCTCCTTCCTCTGCTTTTCGGTGAGGGTGTCGCTGGGGAGCGAACACCCGCCGCGTTTCCTGTTGATGTGAGCAAATGCACCCATCGCTATGCGTTTTTTCTGCATGCAGTCGTAATCAAAATCATTCATAGTCGGCTATGTACACCTCCGTCCGGGGGTTATCCTTGTCATACAGCACCCGACTCCCGTCGTGGCTAACGATAATGCCGCTGTGGTCGTCCTTGAGCACACCGGCACTTACCAACACATCGTCGATGGATTCCAGCAGATTTGTCAAATCCACTCGCCGCCGGGTAGGCATATAAAACAGGCATTTGACCTCCACAGGCTCCTCAATGGGGCGCTGCACTCTGGCCCTTTTGCAGTGCCATAAAGCTTCCGCCTCGTAGTCCATATACTGCTGGGACGGCATGATACGCCGCTTCCCCGTTTTTCTGTTGCGCACGATCCGCATAGAGTTCTTCTTTGTGACGGGCGGCATCGGGATAGTTATCTTAATCATCTTCCTCCCCTTCCTCGATGGACACCGCCACATAGCCGGGCCGTCCTTTGTACCGTCTGCCGCTGTTGTATACTGCCTTGTAGATAGAGCGCCAGTTAATATGGCACATATTGGCAAGCTCAATGATGGAATCGGACACCGCCTCCGGCAGCTCGTACTTGTCCCGGCTCACTCGCATGTATACCGTCATCTCAATACCTCACTCCGATGTAGTCCAATACTCTGGCGTAGCCAAGCCCCTTTTCAGTTGGCTTCCATAGGCCGTCCACAGGGTCATACGCCCCACCGCCAATGCAAAATTCGTAGTGCTTCGGATGCGTGTGCTTCATACGCTCAAACCGGTTTTCTCCCTTTTCGAGATGAGCGCCGAACGCGCAGAACATGCAGCCCGTCCTCTGGCATCCCGTGCAGTGCAGTTTGCAGTCGATCAGCGTCGCACCGTAGTCGTTCTCTCCGTCGCTGGCCACGATGTCGCCGTACACGCTGGCGTAGGGTAGGTTGCGCTCCACGATAAGCCGCAGCACATCCTGCTCCGTCCAGAAACTCATGGGCTTAGATAAGGGACGCTTTCCTTCAAAGGCGTTGCAGCCAGTTTCGCGCCATTTTTGCATCCGCAAAAGACTTTCCTCCGCCATTGTTGCCGTCGTGGGCTTGACATCCGCTCGGTGCTCATAGCTCTTTGATGGAGACTTTTTCATAATTTCACAACACTTGTCTGATATGAGAAATGGAGCCGAAAGCAAATACTCCCACTTTTCACAGTTGTACATACTCTTTTCCCCATCAATGCGTAAGACTTCCCCACGCAATAGTTTCATACTGCGGCTCTCCGGTGATCGCCGTGCGGTTTCTATCCGATGCGCCACATCTTTTCCTATGACGCTATACCCGTACTTCGTCACCACCTGCCGAATGTTCATCTTCGGGCGCAAGCGGTGGAGATTAACGGTCACGCGAGCAAACTCCCGCCGCAGCCAATCCGTGTACTCATTGACGAACTTCTGTATCTCCGGATATTCCAGCCCCGTGTTCACAAACACCAAGTTCAGCTCCCACGGCGGTGTCCTGAAGCTCGACAGGTACCACGCCGCCAGATACGCCAGCACCGTGCTGTCCTTGCCGCCAGAGACGCTGACATAACACTGTCCGCCCCACGCGGTGTACCACTCATCCAGTTTCTCAACGCTGGTGATGATCTTGTCATCCAAATCAAGGGATAGCAATTTCTTGGCAGCCTCGTTCGTCAACGGAGTGTTAAACCGCCGTTCCATCTCCCGCCACCTCCATCTGCCCATCCACCTGCATAGCCTTTGCAAGCATGCTGTATGTGGCCAGCTCGTCCAGCGCCCGCTTGCGGTACATGGCAAGGAGCATCTTCTTCTCCTCGTCCGTCTCCGCCAGTTTATACCCTCCATCCGGCAGAGCCACAATGGGCACCCCCTGCCGCCGCTGGGCTCGGATCATGTGCCTGTTCGCTCTGTCCGTCATACCGGTGAGCGCTTCAAGGTTTTTCCGGGTGTATGTAATGCCGGGAATCATGCGTAATGTGGTCATGTCAATCCTCCCCAAATCTCAGTTTCGTCACGGCGATAGGAAATTCCTCGATCTCGCTTGCCCAGCGTGCCGTGCCCTTGCCGTTGTGCCGCTCAAACACCAGCGGAAAGCCGCCAATGCCGTCGAACAGGCTCCCCATCGTAACAGGGCGAAGATATTGCGCACTGATACGCTTTGCCAGGAAATCCCAGAAGGGCAGGGCGATGGAGTTACCCAGTGCCTTGTAGCGCGGGCTGTCGCTCGGCTTGCGCAGCTTTCCCTTGCTGTCGCGCCACTCGCCGATGTCGGTCCATCCGTCCGGGAAACCTTGCAGCCGTTCGCACTCCATCGGGGTAAGGCGGCGCACCACCATGTTCTGCACTGGGTATGTCTCCGCGTCCTCCCGGTACGCACAGCCAGCATTTGCCCGCAGTGCGTGGCTCACGTCCTCACAAACGACTGCGTGGCTCACTTTACTTTCTCCTGCGCGTAATGCGTTCTTCGTTTCGCTTTCTGCCCAGTTTTCTTCCATCACACTTTTGGGCTGGTATAAAATTGCTTGAGCATCGTGCATGGTGTTCAACGTTTGGCTGACTTCCTCCGCCATAATACTGGCTTCGTTGGCTTGGCCGTTGCCGATACCGTATGCCACCAGCGGCACTTGATTGCCACCTGTTCCCATACGGGCTTGCAAACTCGGAACGACCTCGCCGCAGTCGCGGATGAGATCGCAAGCGTGTGTCATGTCCAGTGCCACCGCGGTGCCGTTACCATCGTTTACGCGCTGTCTCTGTGCGTCCCAAGGTGTCATACACATTACCCCGTGGCGGTCGCCGGCAGTCAGCGTAGGACACGGGTCTCCCTCTTTTCCGATGCCAAGACCGTTGCCGCTTCCATCGTGGTTGCGGCTCTCTCCACCGCCCTTCCATCTTGTAGCTTTGTCGTTGATGGGGATAGCCGCAAATATCGTCTGATCGTTGCCCGTACCCAGCGTACCGCTCCGCTCCGTCTGCACTAACGCGCCTTTTCCTCCTCCGTCACACCCCCCCTGATTCGGACTGCATACGATGTTTGGGCCTCTGTCGGCGCAGGGGCTTCCGTCCGCTCTTGCGGTAAGGCTCCTTGCGACTGCCGGATTAAAACCGCTTTCAGCAGCTTCGGCAAATCCTTCCCCCGCCGCTCCGCTCTCCGCAGGATGCCTTGACACGCTTTTGCGCTCAAAGAGTATTTCTCCTGCGGTGTCACCTCCAAAATCTGCGACAACCGAGATACGGCGGCGGCGTTGGGGGACTCCCCAGTATTGCGCGTCATGCACTCGCCAAGCCACGCTCCATCGTCCTCCCACTTCATCGTGGTAGCCCCCCCAGGTGTTCCATCCCTTTTCAGGCACTTCAATATCGGGGGCTTCCGGCTCTGCGATGCGTATAATCTCTTCGAGGACTGCTGCGAAGTCTCGCCCTTTGTTGCTGCTGAATGCTCCGGGCACATTTTCCCAGACCATATACCGAGGTCGGCCCATGTCACCTGTCCGTCCGTTCGCTCTGTCACGTTCTCTCATCTCCTTTACGATTCGGATTTGCTCCATGAACAATCCGCTTCTTGCTCCGGCTAACCCTGCGCGTTTTCCCGCAATGCTCAGATCTTGGCACGGCGATCCGCCCGTGATAACATCCACGATTTCAATTTCCGCGCCGCTTATCTTGCAAATATCGCCCAAGTGCTTCACGCGTCATCCTCCCTGTATTTTTCGTCCAGCGCGCTGCTTTTTACTGCCATCACTTGCCCTCCAGCGCCTTCATTCCGCCTGCTATCTGCGCCACCACCGCCTTGACATCCTCCGGCAGCGCCGCATACTCTTTTCGCTGTGCCGCCCGCACTCGGTAGGCGCGTTGAAAATTGCTGGCCACCACGCTATGCAGGCTATCGCTGTCCATCAGCGCCCAGCTGCGGAGCTGTTCGGGGCTGCCCACGATGCGCCGGATGTCCTCCGGCAGCTTGGCAAACTCGTCCTTTGCCCCCCACACACCGTTGCGTACCGCTTTGGCCACAAGCCCCCATGCCTCTTGTTCGGTCATTTCCTGCGTGTCCGTCAGCAGCCGAAGCTTTTCCTTCACCTGCCCAATAACTGGCGGGAACCCCTTGCTGTCCGATGCGATCAGCGCTTTCACGGCGGCGGCTACCATCCGGTAATCATCCTCGGCAAACATCTCCGCCCAGAGATTTACGATCCCATCGGCGTCCTTGCGCGTCATGTCGCGATAGAAGGACGGGTAAGACGCTTTCAGCACGGCCATGATCTTCAGCGTTTCGTCAACCGTCATGCGCCCCGCCCCTTTCGTGCAGCATGTCCAAAAAGACATTGCTGCTCTTGCCGCCATCCGGCGCCTTTTTGAGCCGGTCAAAAATGATCCCTCGCCAGTTGTTGCTCATGCATTGCCGGATCAGCTCTATGACCGCAGCGTCACCGTACCTGTCGGCGTTGTTTTTGACCTCGGAGATAAGAGATTTTAGCCCCTGCGGCTTGTAAGGCTCCCGCTTCTCGGCCTTGTACTGCATCCAGTCCTCCACAGCGCCGCGCAGGGCAGGCGATAGAACGGCAAGGCCGTCGGAGGGGACTATAGGGGGAGAGCATTCGCTCTCCTTCTCTTTCTCATTCTCATTCTCCCCCTCTTCCTCTTTCTCGCTCTCTTTCTTGCTTGCGGCTTTCCCTTGCTTGCGCTTTGCTTCGGTTTGCTTCCGATTTGCTTCCGATTTGCTTTCAGTTTTCTTGCTCTTACCGCCATTTTTCCCGCTTTCTGCTTTGCGTCTGCTTGCGTCAATGTTAGGCCGCACAAGCTCAAATGCCACAGCCACGGAATCAGGCAACCCATCCAGATCCGGTTCCTTGCCATATAGCGCATAGTCTTTTACGACGTCATAAAACTCGCATCTGTCGGTTTTTTTGCGAATGCGCTCTGCAGCTTTTGCAAAAGATGCGAAAAACGTAAATTGCGTTCTTTCCACCTACTCCACCGCCTTAGAACGGCAAATCGCAGTCGTCCTCGGAAATCTCCGTGAAGGTCTGCGTGGGTTTCTGTACAGCGTCCTTGCTGCCGCAGAAATGCACCTTGTCGGCGGTCAGCTCCACCACAGTGCGCTTGTTGCCGGTCTTGTCCTCATAGTCCCGGCTGGATAGCCTGCCCTCCACGATGATCTCCTTGCCTTTGGTAAAGTGGGTGCAGATCAGCTCTGCCGCTCCCTGCCATGCCACACAGGAGAGGAACAGCTTTGTTTCTCTGTCCTTTACCTTCTCGCTCCACGCCACGCGGAAGCTGCACACCGTTGTCCCGTTCTGTGTGGCTCTGCGTTCGGGGTCAGAGCAAAGCCGCCCCTGCAAAATCATTCTGTTTACCATCTTTTTCCTCCTTACAAATAGCTTTTTCCGAATTCTCGCCGGAAGTCATCTTCCGTCCAGCCCTGCTCCCGCATGGCTCTCAGTTGGCCATAGCGCTTTAGCCTGCGCATTTGTCCCTCGTTTTGATGTACCGCCGTCTTGGCGAAGATATGACACCTGTTATGGCACAGGTACACCACAAGGCCGTATTTCTCGCTCTTCTTGCGGTACGCCCCTCCGAAGATGTGGCTAATGGTGCCGGTCTAACGGGTCTCCCGACCCATTTCTTCCGCATAAAAAACAGCGTCTCTCATCTGGCACCTTGCATCACCTCGTTTCTGTATGAAACAGCATCCCCTAATTTTTTGAACTGCTTACACACATTTGCCCACCTGATATTCACCCGATAGCCATCCTTGTAGCGGGAAATGTATTTTTCACCGGTGGATGAAACCATCCATCTTTTCTTCGGGTGGCGCATTAACTCCCTTGACCTTTGAATATTCTCTTTTTGCGTGACCCATTCCAAATTACCCGCATAGTTATTTCGTCTGTTATGGTCAAGGTGATCAACGACAAACTCGCCATTCTCCGGTTTTCCGATGAAAACCTCTGCAACGAGCCGATGCACGTAGCAGTTTCTTCGCTTTCCATTGCTACGGAACTGGACAAATACATATCCGTTTCCGTTATCTCCAAGTGTCAACAAGCGCCCCCTGTCGGTTCTTGGTGAAACCCCGCCATGAGAGTTATTTACCATTCTTGTTCTCGTTAAAGAGCGAACTCTCCCGAAATTACTTACCTCATAGACTGCCTCATAATCGGGGACAGGTCGCCATATTTCTTTCTCATCCAATGGCCTGTGCCTCCCCCCATCGTGATTTCAGCGCATCCAATTGCTGCGGCGTCAAAGTTTCGATGCCGTTCGCCTTGCAGTCCTGCACCACCAGATCAATGAGCCGCGACATCTGCGCCGTGTCATAGTCGCTGGAGGATATGTAAGACCGGATATTGTGGTAGCCCTTTATGTTGCGGCATGCCCCCAAATCCTCGATCATGCGTCCAATATGCCCGCTGCACCACACACGCTCCCAAGCGTCGATCCGATCCTCCCGGACGGGGACAACCTCATAATTGCCCCCGATGTCCGGGATATACGCCCTATATATGCCCTCGGGGCTGATTTGCAGCTTGTCCGCCAGCTTACCCACCAGCACCCAAAAATAAGCATTGGCATCCAAGCTCCTGCCCTTGCGCTTGATCTGTGCCACATACTGCTTGTCCGGCTGCAGCTCGTCGCACACGGCCATTGCCGCCCGAGGGGACTGCACCCGAAGGCACAGCCACGCCCCATCGCTGTCCTGCTGCCACCGGGCGGCGGTCACATCAGCCTGCAGCATTGTCCTGCTCCTTCTTTGCTGCCTTCATGCAGTCAGCGCACATCTGCGCTCCATAACGACCCTTGGAATACTTAACCATATCCTTTACCGTCCACATTTCGCCGTTGCGCTTCCTTACAGACACGATGTCCGATCCGCACCGCTCACACACAGGTGCGGCGTTCCGCTCTTTCTCGTCCAGTTCTGCGGAGGAAATCTTGTCCGGGTCCTCACCGGTGGGCAGTGCAAAGGTCCGCAACCACATATACTTGAAAGCGTATGTCATGGCCTTGCCGCTGCCCTTGTCCTGCGTATCCGCGCCATCGCCGCAGGACGCAATCTCTATGTACTCCTCCGGGGCCTCCACATTGACCATCCGGTACACCACATCCACATGGGTGATGTTGCCGGTGCGGTTGGCCGTCTGTGCGATGGGGTATACAACCAGCTTGTGTTTCAGCAGCTCCGCCCGCATGATGGATGTGACTTTCTCCTCGCTCAACGCCTTGTATTTGGCGCTGCCGAACTCTACATGATCGTCCTTTGCAAGATACTGGACATCCTGCATAATCGCAGCGATTTTCTCGTAGATGTTCAAAATTCTTCCTCCTCTTCAATGATTTCCAGCGGGCAGTGCGCGCCAATGATTCTTGTGTCCATCAGATACTCGCCCGTTCTCCTGCACTGGTTGCGGGAATATGTTTCCAGCATAGGGCAGAGGTTACACGCCATATGGCCCTCCGGAAAGTAAATCTCCACGGATGTCTTGATGTACCGCGATACGCCGCCCTCGCTCATTCCCGCGCCTCCTCGATATACTCCTCATTGTTGCTGACGCACTCACCACAGATCCAAAAACCCTTGTAATGCAATGCACAATCCTCTTGGATCGGCTCCCCGCAGCAGTCGCACACGGGGCGCCGGTCGGTCTGCCTATCCTGCTCTGCGGCGTAGCACTCCGCGTCCCATACCGGATCAGATGTCCACATCGGGCGTATCCTCCTTTTCCAGCTCCAGCTTCCACACATCCCGTGTGACCTTGGAAACCTGGGGGATATCCCCCGCATACAGGGCGTTCAGGAAATCGTCCTCACCGGTTCCGCACAAAACAAAGCGTGGCTCTGTGATGACCTTGTACCCGGAATATACGGCCACCTTGTTGCTGCCGCAAACCAGATCGCCCACCTCGGCCACATCGAACTCCAACCGCATAGCTACCCGGACACCGCACCTTTCAGCCACGATGGCGTAGTAATGTCTTTGCATCTTCATTCCTCCCAAATTCTCACTTGCCGGGTCTGTCCAGCTTGTCCACCAGCTTCACGAGCATCCACGCCACCGTAGCCGCGCCGATGATGACCAGCGTCAATGTGTAACCGTCCATGTTTACTCCTCCCGCTCCGCAATCCACTTGTCCAGCAGATTGGAAAAAATCTGAAAAACACGCCGTTTCCCTCCGATAACGCACAGGCCAAAAGGATACACACCCTGTTCGATCCCGTTCGCCAGCGTGTCTTGCGAAATGCTCAGTCCATGCACCCGAAGATGCTCCATGCACTCTTGCAGCGACATCGTCTTAATCATCGTTCCTCCTTATTCGCCGCCCGGATAGCTTCCGCAGCAGCCTTGATCTCCTCCTCCGACACGCCGTACAGCTTTGCCATTTTCTTGTAATACTTCCGTGCCGGCGCCCAGTCTCCGTATTCCCAATGTCTTACGCAGGACTGGTCAACAAACAGTTTCTTGCCGACCTGCACGCAGGAAAGATTTGCTCTATCCCGCATTTCTCTCAATGTCAAATTAAATTCCCTCCTTATATGTGAGATTTCATTGACTGCGGCGGGGGCATATGCTACAATGTTTCTGCAGGGATCGCCGGTTTACCTCCGCTCGTTTGTTGGCTTGACGAAAGGAGGTGAACCAATGGCCAAAAACTCTGTGCGGACAAGCAAGACCGTTGCGTCCAAGGCGTCAAAAGCTTTGAGCAGCGGAAAGACCAGCAAGACCACCAAAACGATTGCAGCGTCTGCCTTGTCCAACCGCCGGTCTAAGTGACCGGACAGCCGCCTCGTGTTACCGCACGGGGCGGTTTTTCTATCCCCGCCGCAGTCAACGCCCACCGAAAACTCATATTCATGAGGTTTCACACTTGACACTCCACAAAAACTGCGGTACAATACCTTCGCCAAAAGAAATTGTTAAAAGCCGCTTTCGTGGGGGCTGGTGTTTTTGTACCATTTTTCGGTGGGCCTGATATAAAGATACCTCACAAATGCGAAGTTTGCAATAGGCAAATTCAATAAATATTGAATTTTGGCAAATCCAACAAATTTAGGTAAGCAAATATGTCAATTATGCAAGAACGGGTTCTTTCTCTTATCCCCCACAAGCCGGATGGAAAGTTTGTGCATGGTGCAAAGGCTGATTTTGCAAGGATGCTCGGATTTAAGAGCGGGGCAATAGTTAGCGATTGGGAATCAGGGAAAAGTGACTCGTACAAAAATTACCTTTTCCAGATTTCCGCTTTAAAAGGCGTATCCGTGGAGTGGCTAAAGGGCGAAACGGACGACCCAAGCATAAAAAAAGCCCCCGGCATAAATGCCGAGGGATTGAGCGCAGCACGGAAAGCGTTGCTTGATGCAGTTGATGGTTTGACCGATGAACAGTGCGAGAAGCTATTGGGGATTGTGCTGGAAGCTAAGAGGGTGCTGTAATATGGAAAAGACTGCATATCGGCTGCTAAAAGCCTTATACAAAAAGGATATGACCCGAGGCGAAGCAGATGGTTTTGTCGGAATCGAGGACGATCACATACTAAACAGATACACTTCGTTCCTTGCAAAAGAAGGCCTGATAGATTTTTACAGCATAGGGGAGTCAATAAGCGAAAATGGAACCGTCCATGACGGCGTTCAGTATTGGCGCATTACGATACTGGGAAGCGGCTACATAGAGCAGCGCAGGAAAGATCTGCTTATGTTTTGGGTGCCGTATGCGATTACAACTGCCATCGCGGTTGCTGCATTGCTTGGTTAGCTACCGACCAACTGACGGTAAGGTCTTTTTCGTAGTCGCTGCACGGATTATTTTTGCCGCAGCCTACAATATAATAGTCCCCACAAATAGACCGCCGATAAACAACATGGCTGCAATCCGCACACGCAAGGCTTTTGCACTGTGGAAGCCCGGCGGATTCAATAAATGCGGACACACGAGTTTTACTTCTTTCTTCGTACAGTTCGGTTTCCAGTCTCCTAATTTCATCCTTTAACTGCTTCCTTGTCTTGAACATCCTGCAACCTCCTTAAAACATATTCAACCTGGCGGTCTGTCAGCGTCGTGATTTCCGCTTTCAACCGTTCCCGTACAGATGTTTGATTCATTATATCACATTCGTTAAAAAAAGTCATCATTTGTATGGCCTCCGTTAAAGTGTTTTCATCTATACCCCCAAACACGGCGTTTGTTGCACACTTTTGTGCAACAAAATCGTAGAAAATAGAAATTTTGTTCTAACCCTCCCCATCCCCGCACCGGACAGGGAGGGTTTTGCCCACGAATCGCCTATCGGCTTATCGTTTGCACAGCCACCATATCAAAAACAAATCGGGCGGTGCAATCCCGAAAAAGGCAATATCCCCAAATTTGGGGTTTGCAAAATAATGCGGGCTATGCCCGAAAAAGGGGAAGAAGGCAATAAAACATGGAGAAATCGTTGCAGGACACTTGCCGGGACGCAAAACTGGAACAGCACATCACGGCGCAGGAGATAGCAGACCAATCCGGTGTGCCTTTGTCCAGCGTCAACAATTTCTTTGCATCCACATCCAAAGCACCGGGCGTGTATGCAGCCGGGCCAATCTGCAAGGTGCTGGGGGTGTCCATTGACCGTTACTTTGGAATTGAGGAGATTGTTTTGGCGCAAGACCAAATCAAGCAGCTCCAGCAAGTCCATGACGAGGATGTGCGCCTTGCACGGATAGAGGGCGCATACGATGAACTGTCCAAATCAGCAGAGGAGCAGAAGAAAAAAGCAAGGCGGCAGCGCACGATGCTGTATATCACATCGCTGCTGTCCGCTATCCTGCTGGGTATAGTTACATGGTATGTGGCGCTTGATTACCGTGTGCAGGACGAAGGCCTAATCCGATCCAGGACAGCCGGTACGATTGCATGGATTGCCATTGCGCTTTTGGCGTTGGGAATCGGCGTACTTACATCCGTGCTATTGTCCACTCTTGCGGCGGGCAAAAAATCCAAACAAGGCGAGGAAGCAGAAAATGAGCAACTGCATCAAATGCGGAACAGCTCTTGTCCCGGGCGCCGTATATTGCCATCTCTGTGGCAAAAAACAGGTAACAGAGCGGCGAAAAGCATTGAAGCGGGCAAACGGCACCGGAACTGTATACAAACTGGCGGGGCGTAGAAAATCGCCTTGGGTGGCCGCAAAAAACAAAGTGATTATTGGGCACTATGAGCGCAAAACGGACGCTCTGGACGCTTTGGAGCGGTTGAACGGAAAAATCTTAACGGAGCGGTATAATATGACCTTTGCGGAAGTCTTTGATGCGTGGAAAGAGGAGCATTACAAGGAGATCGGCAAGCAGGGGATAGAATCATATAACAACGCCTACCGCATATTTACGCCGTTGCACGGGAAAAAGTTTCGTGATCTCCGCACCGCAGACTTTCAGGCCGTACTTGACCCACACATGGCCAAGAGCCATTCCACCGTGAACAAGTACAAGCAGCTCATAACGCAGATGTCGAACTGGGCAATCCGCGAGGAAATCTGCACAACAAATTTTGCAAAATTTGTGCGCTTGCCGGAGAATGTCAAAAAGGAAAAGGACATCTTCACGGCGGAAGATATCCGTAAATTGGAATCCGACAACAGCGATGCGGCGAAAATTGTCTTGATGCTGCTGGCAACGGGTATGCGTATCGGGGAACTGTTTTCCCTGCCGCTGGCAGACTGTCACGGAGACTATGTTGTAGGCGGGGAGAAAACCGAAGCAGGAAGAAACCGAATTATCCCCATTCGCCCGGAAGGAAAACAATACTTTGACTACTTTGCGAAGCAAGCAACGGGGGAGCTACTGTTATCCGGCTACGATGGGCAAAAAGTCCCCGCGAACTTCCGCAGGCGTGATTTTTACCCCCTCCTTGACAGGCTGGGCATTGTGCGAAAGACCCCGCACGCCACACGCCACACATACGCGTCCCGGGCGGTAAAAGAGGGATTGCCACCGGAAATGCTGCAAAAAATACTCGGACACGCCGATTATTCCACCACCGCAAACATATATACGCACATTGACGCGCAGACACTTGTGGATGCTGTTACTAACACGTTACTAACAAATAAGAAATAAGCAAAAAAGAAAAGCCTTGAAACCGTTGAATTTCAAGGCTTTTTTTGGTGCCCCGTCGGGGATTCGAACCCCGGACACCCTGCTTAAAAGGCAGGTGCTCTACCTACT